TCAGGAGCGTTCCTCCTTCGTTTCCGTTTTGTCCTCGTCTCGGCTCCATGCAGGCTCGAACGCGCCGGGGCACAGAGCCTCGATGTCGGCGATGATCCCGTCGGTCACTGCGAGTGCCCGAGCGAGGTAGCCGGGCGTAAATGGCGCGTAGATATCCGACGTGCTGGTCTTGCGGTGACCGAGCATGATCTGCCCCTCGATCCAGTCCCGCTCACCCAGCCGTTCGCGTGCGAGATGCGCCATTGATCGGCGGATCAGCTTGAGCCCGCCCTCACCCTCACCTGGCAGCTTCAGCACCTCGGCCATCCGTTCGAAGGCACGGTCAACCGAAACGACGGTCACGTAGAACCCTGTCGTTCCATCCAGCAGCCGCGCGACGCGGTCGCTGATCGGAACGATGGGACGATACTTCTTCGTCTGAGCCCGTCCGCGCTGGTTGAGGTTGAGCGCGCGAGCATTGGAGTGCCACTGATCGCGCTCCCTCGCAGTCGACACCTCGTGCGCCGCATCGGGCCTCGCCCACGTCGCAACGCTGATTTGCAGGAAGCGGTGCAGCTGCGCGCGCCACAGCCGCTTCCGTGCGTAGAACTTGTCGCTGTCGTCAGGTCCGCGCTCGGGCTCAACGCAGTAGCGGAACATCGCTGCCAGCATCTTCACGTCAGCGCGGTAGCTTGGCGTGCGGCTGACCTGCTCGGGCGAGCGTGGTGCAAAGCCGGCAGGGAACAGCGTGTCCTTGCGCCCGTAGGCATAGTTCACCGCGGCGGCGAGCTGCCGCACACTGGCCTCGACAGTGCCCGGCGCACGCTCCCGTACCTTGCCGGTCGGCGACACGATCGGCACCTCCATCGCCCATTCGCGGAAGCTGTCGATCCAGTCCTCGTCGACGTCCTCGCACGCCGTCGCCAGCCGGTCGGTTTCGTCGAGGAAGGCGGTGACGTGCGCGAGCCGCGGGCGGATCGAGCCGATCGACGAGCGCCCTTCCCGTGCGACAAGGTAGTCGGCGATCGCATCGGTGAGCAGGTGGCGGGCACCGGAGCGTAACGGCTGTGGAGCGTGAGCCGCTGAGCGACCCGCTGGCTGGCGGCGGCGGCGCGATCGTCACAGACGTAGTTCGCGCGTCCTGTGCGGCACGGCTGCGCGCTCTCATAGTCGGGCGCCTGGATGCCGGCGATGCGCACCTTCGTGCCGTTGCGACACCAGAGCGGCCCGTCACCATCGTGCACCTTCACGACCTCGCAGGTGAACGGCGGCATCATCATGCCTGCTGCTCTTTGAGGATGAGCTCACGCACCACGACGCCTACAGGGGTCAGTTCGTAACCCTCGCCCGGCGATTTGCCGATCGGCCGCAGCAGACCCGCTGCGATTAGGGCACGCCGTACAACTCCGTTGATCGTGGTAGGGCTTGCACTGTCTGGCCAGCCCAAATTCATCACGGTGTTGCGCTGTGGCAAGGTCAGCTCCGCAGCTAGCTTTGTTACGTCGCAAGTGCTCGGATCGTCGGCTCGCTGCCGGGCTGGTGGAAGGTCGGTCATGCGTGGCACCTTGCGTGCAGCGACTCGGATTGTCGCTGTATGATGGAGAGAGACATGAAGCTTCTGCTTGCCGCGCTCACCGCATCCGCGCGCCGCAGGAACGATGGAGTGCGGCTGGCTGTTCTCGACGACGAGCGCGCGAGGCGCCGGGAGATATGTGTATGCGTAACAGAATGATGGGCATCTTCGCTGCCCTAGCGATGGTGCTGACAGGCTTCGGCGCCAGCGTCGCGCCGACTGAGGCTTCGGCCCAGTCCTACCGCTATGATCAGGGCTACTCCCGCAATCGTGGCTTCAACCGCGGGCGATACTACGCGCCGCGTCGTGGTTTCCGCGGCTATCGCGGGTACAGAGGCTATCGTGGGTACCGGGGCGGTTATCGAAACCGCGGGTATCGTGGCTATCGCGGGTACCGCAACTACCGTGGCTATCGCGGTTACCGTGGGTACCGGAACTATCGCGGCTACCGCGGGCCGCGCGGCTACTACGGCCGGCGCTACCGCTACTGACCGCTCACGGGCGACCGGCTTCCTATCGAAGCGGTCGCCCTCTTCGTGCTTACAGGTATAATTGCGAGAGTGGGCAGACAACGTCGTCACGCCGTTACGCCGCTTTTCGAGCGGTAAAGGGCAGAACGCGTTCTCCATCATCTCCACCGCCTTCCTTGCCCTTCCAATCGCCACAAAAGCGGCTCTCGTGAGTCTGAGGGAATTCGGACGTGGTCAGACCCGCAGTAATCACGACCGTAGGGCCGTGAACCTGGCAGGTGCCGACATCGTAGCTCGCGCGAGGATCGCGCGTGGCGTTCGCCAGCCGGGGATCGTAACCGAGGGGCCAGAAGACGCGCTGTCGCTGGCACAGGAACTGCCCGGCCGCGAGGTCTGGGCGTGTCTCGGAACTGCCTTCATGATCGAGGCGCAGTACCCGTCCCGCATCCGGTCGATCGTCATTGCAGGACAGAACGACAAGCCGGGGCGTGAGGCAAGCGCCGCAGCGGTCCGACCGGCAAGGGTGTCGGCTTCTTTTTCGGCGCCAACGCGGCCGTGCGCGGCAGCGAGTTCTATCGTCAATCTCAACCGGAGGTCCGCTGATGGCCCGCATTCGTTCCGTGCACCCTGGCCTTTGGACCGATGAGCGGTTCGTGGGCCTGTCCGCCTTTGCCCGCCTGTTCTTCATGGGTTTGTGGGGCGAATGCGACGATTTCGGCTCGTTCGAGTGGTCGCCGCTCAAGCTCAAGATGCGGCTGCTACCAGCCGACAACGTCGATCCCGCGACGCTGCTCGCCGAGCTGTTCACCGCCGGTGCCATCACCAGCTACGAGGTCGACGACCGCACGTACGGTGCCGTCCGCAACTTCTGCCAGTACCAGCGACCGAAGAAGCCGACAGCGACCTACCCGCAGTCGGAAGCGGTTCGCCAATGGGTCGGAACCGAGGCACGTGCAAAGCGCGATGGTGGGGAACAGGTGACCCCTGCCTCACCCAGCGCTTCCGAACCGGCTCCACCTTCAACGCCGCCAAGTTCGGAACCAGTGGGGAACCAGTTACCCACCAGTGGGGCAAAAGCTCGCCAGATGGAGGATGGAGGAGGGAGAAGTAGTTCCGTAGCTGACGCTACGGCTGCTGATCCGCCGAATTTAAGCAAGCTCGTGTTCGACGAGGGGGTGAAGCTGCTCACCGCTGCGGGCAAGTCGACCGCCTCGGCCCGGTCCATGATCGCCAGATGGGCGAAGAACCACGGCGACGGCCCGGTGCGGGAAGCACTGATCTCGGCTGTCGGTAGGGCTGAGCCGATCTCGTGGATCGAGAAACGGCTGCGTGGCCGAGCCGCGGTCGAGGACGAGGCGCGGGAGCTGAGCCGTGCCCGAGCCGAGCGCTACCGCCAGCTAGACGGACCGCCGCCCGAGGTGGTGGCTCGCATGCAGAACGGCGCTTTCTGCCTGCCGGAACCGGAGGTCGCGTCAGCGTGAGCTCACAAGCCCAAAGGCTGATCCAGCAGCTCCGGCTGTCGGGTGCCGAGCTCGTACTTGCACCGATTGCCCAGCCCCGGGCTGGTGGTCATCCTGAGCAGCCCTTCGATCGGCTCGATCGAGCAAGGCAGCGCAGGCTGGTAGATCGTTCGCAGGCACCAGGTGCACTCGTTCTCGCCTTGCCCGCTTGGCGGCGTCGACCAAGGCGTCGCCTGTTCTCTCCTGACCATATTCTCGCTCCCTGCCCGTCTACCGCGGGATCGCCCGCATACGAGCAAGCATGCGCTAACGATATGGCTTCGACGAGAAACGGCTTAGCGGCCGGCACACCGTCGCGGCCAAACCGATGGACAACGTCAGCTGTCTTCCAGCAACCAGCGCTCGGCGGCATCGATGTTTTCATCGAAGTACCCCGCGCTGCGGTCAGCCACGGCCCGCTTGAGCTGCATGCGAGCAAGAGAGCGGGTCACGACAAAGGCGATCTTGCGAGACCTGCTAGCTGGATCGCCGAGCAGCCTCTGAAAGGCTGTAACACTGTCCTGAGACTGGATTTGCATTTCGCGAATATCGACCAGCGTCACGTGCTGGTTGGGCCGAGATCGCAGCGAGCGGTGAGCCTCGTCACGTGCATTAGCGAAGCGATGGATATGAGCTGGGTCGAAGAACCCAGACATTGTGATGCGCACCAAACTTTTCTCCGCATCAACACTGAAGGAAAAAGAAGGCGTCATCACACTTTTCTCATGCGCGACCAAGCTAGGTCGTGAGGGATCTCCACGGCTAAGCGGGTTTAGAACAATGACCTTAAAAAACCGTGCAAATACAGCGGCTGGACGCGCCAACTGGGCTGGTCATGCAATCAGCGCAGGTCTCCGCGGAGAGAAGCACGTGGCGCCAACTCCTCGGCGCTCGCCGAAGCCAAAGCCAGCTAGGCAAGTCGTGCAGGAGCATGTCGATGCCACGCCCGAGCGGATCGCCCAAGCTGACGGCAACCACGAGATCGTGGACGCCATTATCGACAAGGCCGGCGAGAGAGCCAAGCTGACCCGTCGCTTCGCTGACAGCGCGATCGACCGGATGCATAAGCGAGGGCAGCTCACCTACGCTCAGTGGTATGCATGCGACTGGTACATGCGGCTGCATGCCGAGGCGATGAGCGCGCCCCGCGTGGTGGCGGCATACGGCGACGGCGTGGGGGAATGCGGGAGAGAAAGCTACGGGCAGCCTCGCAGCCGGCACCAGTGGGATGCACGCCGAAAGCTGCGTGAGGCTCGTGCGGCAATCCCAGCGCAAATGCTTGGGCTGTTCGACCGAATTATAGTCAGCGACGATATGCCTACTTTCCACGATAGTCGTCAGCGCGCCCGGTTCGCGCAGCGAATCGCGGCCATTGCAGACACGCTGGCGACCTGGCTAAAGCTCCCAGCCTAGCGTGATATATGCGCAACGATATCTTACATTCCATCAGGCCGATCCGGATCTACGGAACGTTTACATGAGTGTCGCATTGCGCTAGTCGATCCAGACAGTTCAAAGGGAAGTACTATGATTTCTAAGATCCTGACGGCTGCGGCCGCTAGCGCCCTGGTTGCAGCTCCTGTTGCTGCTGCCCCGATGACCTCGTCGGCGACGACCGCTTCGGTGTCGCGCGCCTCGTCGACCTCGGCTAAGTCGAGCGACCTGGCCGGCGGCGGCTTCATCATCGCAATCATCGCGGCTGCTGCCGTGATCGCGGGCATCGTGGTTGTCGCGACCGACGGCGACGACCGGCCCGACAGCAACTAATCCTCATGTCTGCCGCGTAACTTCCTTTGCTTCGGACGCCGCGGCAGACAGATGGTCGCAAGGGGGACTTCGGTCCCCTTTGTTGTTTGTGGCTTGAAGCTTTCGCTGGCTATTGACCGCACGCCCCGTTTCAGGCATCCACATAGATAGATCGAAGAGCCGCGCCCAGCAGGGTTGCGGCTCTTCTTCGTTTCGGTGCGAGCCACAACACTGGTCCGTGGCTCGCCGGATTAGATGATCAGTAAGGCTGCAGCTCGCCGTTCACGCAGTATGCGATCGGGTTGGATTGAACGTAGGGCCCATATCGACCCTCGGTCCGGCCGCCACCGACTCCGTACCGCGTGCAGGTGTCTTGCTCATAGCCGACCTGAATCGTCATTTCGGGGTCATCGTAATAGTAGCGCTCGTACATGACGCCACTGCCGCCCCATTGGGCTTGAGCTGGCATCACCGGCATGAGGGCACCAACCACTGCGGCGGACATCGTTGCGAGCTTGAATGCGACTTTCATCGTTCGTCTCCCGTAGCCGGGCTACCCGGCTGAGGAGATGCTTTCACGTCAGGAACGCTGACACAAGCCGCATACCGGTCTGATAACGTTGGCATGTAAGCCTGCGTATCAGAGGCGCGGGGATGGCGATCAGGCCCGCCCCTCACCCTCTTTCACCAGGCCCTCAAGCGCCAGATACACCGCTGCACGGTGCGGCAAATTTTGATCGGTCATGCTGTTGCACATCATGTGGGCGACAACGCCGGCTTCGGTCCCGAAGCGCTCGACCCATCCGCCCTTCAACCCGCGCGCTTCACGCATGGCGTCGCTCTCGCCTGTGGCGCTCGTCTTGCTCATCTCGATCGCCCGGCTGTCGTTGGTGGTGCGTCGTAATGGATGACGGGCAACATAGGTCCGAGGTGAGAATATATTCTGAACGGGGTGCGTGATGGCTTGGTCGAAGACGAGCCGGCACGATCGAGGCTACGGCAAGGCGCACGAGGCGATGCGCGCTCACCTGATCGCCACCGTCATCCTGTGCGAGGAATGCACGCGCAACGGGCGGGTGACGCCGGGCACAATTGCCGACCACATCAAGCCGCTTGCTGATGGCGGCGACAACAGCCGCGACAACTACCAGCTGCTGTGCGCCCCCTGCCACGACGCAAAGACGATCGTCGACAAGGGGCAGACGAAGCGGGTACGAGGCGGGTGCACGGCGAGCGGCATGCCGACCGACCCGCGTCACCCCTGGAACCAGGGCTGACGCCACCCCGGGGGGAGGGTCAAAAGTCTGGAGCTTCTCGCCTCCGGACCGACGCCCCTCCGAATTAAATCGGTAAGTGGAGATTTTTGCATGGCCCGTCGTCAGCGCATCGACAGCGCGGCCGGTGCGGTCTCCGTCCTCGCAGGTGCGGCGCGGGAGATAACGCTGCCGGCCGGTGTGAAGCTCACCGCGGCACAGAAGCCGTTCTGGCAGGTCATCGTTGCGGCGCGGCCTCGGTCCGACTGGAACGACGCCGACCTGGTCACCGCTGCGCAGCTCGCCCGCACGCTGGCACTGATTGAGCGCTGCGACATCGACGACGTGAAGACGATGGACAAGCTCACCCGACTGTCGCTCGCCATGCGCCGCAGCCTCGGGCTCGACGTCCGCGGAAAGGACGGTCGCGCGAGCAACATCGCCACACGTCGCGAACACGCGGCGGAGATCGAAGGCGGTCGCAACCCGATGACGGATGATGGGGACGGGCTGCTCGCGAGGCCCGCCGGCAGCGCATGACCCGCGGCGAACGCGTTATCGCGTTCATTCACCGCTACTGCGTCGTGCCCGAGGGCAAGCTCGTCGGCAAGCCGTTGCGGCTGGAGGCGTTCCAGCAGCGTTTCATCATGGAGGTCTACGACAACCCGGTCGGCACGACCGAGGGCATTCTGTCGATCGCGCGCAAGAACGGGAAGTCGGGGCTCATTGCCGCGATCCTGCTAGCCCACATCGCGGGGCCGGAAGCGCGGCTGAACAGCCAGATCGTGAGCGGCGCGCGGTCGCGCGAGCAGGCGGCGCTGGTGTTCAATCTCGCCGCGAAGATGGTGGCGCTGTCGCCTGACCTGTCGAAGCTGGTGCGGATCGTGCCGTCGGGGAAGCGGCTGATCGGGCTGGCGCTCAATGTCGAATATCGTGCGCTGGCAGCGGAGGGTTCCACCGCGCACGGTCTCTCGCCGGTGCTCGCCATTCTCGACGAACTCGGCCAGGTGAAGGGTGACCACGACGACTTTGTCGAGGCGATCGAGACGGCGAGCGGCGCGTACGACGACGCGCTTCGGCTGATCATCTCGACCCAGGCACCGACAGATGCCGACATGCTGTCGGTCAAAATTGACGACGCGCGGCGGTCGGGCGACCCGAAGATTGTCTGTCACGTGTACGAAGCTGAGCCGGGCGCCGACGTGCTGGATCCTGTGGCGCATCGTGCCGCGAACCCGGCGCTGGGCACGTTCCGCTCGGAAGCCGAGCTGCTGGCCGCTGCCGAGAAGGCGTCGCGCATGCCGTCGGCGGAGAACGGCTTTCGCAATCTGTACCTCAACCAGCGGGTTAATCGCTTTTCGCCCTTCATCTCCCCGGGTGTTTGGCTGGCCTGCAACGGCGAGACCAGCGACGAGGCGTTCGCGAAGGGGCTGGTGTTTGGCGGGCTCGATCTCGCCGAGACGACCGACCTCTGCGCCTTCGTTCTGATCGCGTTTTGGCAGGGCAAGTGGCATGTCCGCGCGTGGTTTTGGAAACCGGCCGCGACCGTCGCCGACCACGCCAAGCGCGATCGCCAGCCGTACCAGCGTTGGGTCGACGACGGCTACATCGAGACCACCCCGGGCGTCGCGGTCGATTACGAGTTCGTCGCTGCCCGCATCGGGCAGATCACTGACGGCATGAACATCGGAGTGATCGGCTTCGATCGATATCGGTTCAAGACGCTGGAAGCGCAGATGGGGAAGCTCGGCATTGCCCTGCCCTTTGAGCCATTCGGCCAGGGTCATGTCAGCATGGCGCCGGCAATGGACACGACCGAGATCGCGTTCCTCAACGAGCAGGTGCTGCACGGCGGCAACCCGGTGATGACAATTTGCGCGGCGAACGCCGTTGTCGAGAAGAACGCCGCGGGGGCCCGCAAGCTGAACAAGGCGAAGAGCACCGGCCGGATCGACGGCATGGTCGCGCTCGTGATGGCGATGGGGGTGGCGAGCATGGCAGATGAAGCTGCTCCCGACCTTGACGGTTTTCTCAACTCCGGCGCGATGTTCGCATGAGCATCTATCAGGTCATCACCGGGTGGATGCAGTCGGTTACCGGCGGTGGCGGACAGGGCACCTTCCTCGTCGGCGCGTTCAAGGTCGCAGCCACGCTGTACGACCGCCTCAAGCCCGAGGTGCTGATCTCGTCCGAGAACGCGGACGATTTCGAAAAGAACCTGCTGACCATGCGCTGCGAGGAGCGGCTCGGTCTCGCGGTGAAGCGGCCTGCCGCGCTCATCAAGGGGCCGTTCGCCAACGCGTGAACCCTCCGCCGGGCCGGCCGCGCGCCGGCCCGGTTCAGCGACAAGGCCAAGGCGGTCGGAGACGCCTTCTTCACGCTGTATGATCGCGTCGTCGGACACTCGTACGTTCCCGACATGGTCGACGAGATCGGGCAGCACATGGCTCGGCTCCAGACCAACATGGTCGCGCCTGCTACCAAGGCGACGCAGACGGCAGCCGAGGCGTTCCGCGCTCTCGAACAGCAGGTGTCGCCGATTCTCGAACGACTGTTCCCGCGGCAAGCGGCGGTAAATCGGTTCGAGGCGGAGATGGCAGCGCTCGACGCCTATGCGAAGAAGGCGGGCTGGACGGCTGATCAGATCGAGGAAGCGCATCGGCGCATGCGCCTTGTAGGCGGTGGCCTCGATCCCGACGCGGTGCCGACCGGCGGGGTCACCGAGCCGACCGACACGAACGCGACTACGATCTCGGTCGAGAACACCGTCAAGACGGTTGAGGACGCCTGGGCGCGCGTGCAGGCGGCGAACGACAATACCGTGACAAGCTTCGCCGACATGGCGCGCGACGTGGTCGGCTCGCTCGGCAACTTCGCGAAAAGCATCAAGTCGGGCGATTGGGTCGGCGCGTTGCAGGGCGCGCTCGACGCGATCAGCCAGATTGCGGGCATGGTTAACGGCACCGGCACGCCGGCGCAGCGCACCTACTCGACGAACAGCTTTGGCGGTGCACGCGCAATGGGCGGTCCGGTTCTGCCGCGGCGCGACTATCTCGTCGGCGAGCGCGGTCCCGAGATCCTGCGCATGGGCGGTAGCGGTGGAAGCATCGTGCCGAATCACGAGATTGGAGGAGCCGCCACGGTGCAGATCGCGATCGAGGAAGGCGCATTGTTCCGACCGGTCGTGCGCTCCGAGGCTGGCAGTGTCAGCGTACAGACCGTCGCCAACAATAACCGCATGGGCGCGCTGCGCGGTCGCCAGGCGCTCGGCTCGTGATTGAGCTTCCTGCCGGCGTGGTGCCGGTCGCTGCCTCGGCTGCGCTGGTCGACGCGGGCGGCGTGATGCGTTCGCCGCTGAATACCGCGGCGCTCCGGGTCAACCGGCTCGGCTCGCATTATCGGGTCGCTCTCACGTTCCCGCGCGTTGCCGATCCGGCACTCGCGCGCGTCGTGGTGTCTCGCCTGATCCGTGCGCAGCAGGAAGGTCTGCGCACCTGGTTCCCGACGCATGACGACCAGCCGGTGTCCGGTACTGTCGTGGTGGATGGCGCGGGGCAGTCGGGCAAGGCGCTGGCGATCCGAGGATTGCAGCGGCAGACGACGATTAGGGAGGGTTGGTGGCTGTCGGCGGTCGACGCGCGTGGTCGCGCCTACCTGCACAATGTTGCGGCCGGCGTGATGGCTGGGAGCGACGGGCGGGTAATCCTGCCCCTATCGGAAGGTTTGCGCGCGCCGTTCGCTGATGGCGCGGCGGTGCGCTTGGTCAGCCCGCCGATCGAAGGTATCGTCGACGGTGACGCGCGCGAGTGGTCGATCGACGTGGAGCGCGGGCTCGACTTCACCGTGACAATCGAGGAAGCCCGATGATCGACCGGGTTCTGCTCGTCGGTTTGATGAAGATCGAGCTGCCGATCCGAGACGTGCTGCTGTGCGACGGCGGGTTCGTTCGCTGGGGTGGCGACGTGTTCGAGGTCGAGGATGCAGACTTCGGCGTGCTCGTCGGCTTCGAGGCGTTGACCGAAGGCGTTGGCGATGAGGCGCCTGCGGGCATGCTGTCGATGGCGACGCCGAGCACGGCAGCGGCTGCCATATTGTCGACGCCCGGTTATCAGGGCTCACGCGTTCGGTTGTGGGTCGGCGAGGTGGATGAGGTGACCGGCGCGATCGTCGGCGAGCCCGATCTCATGATCGACTGGCAGATCGACAGCACGCGGTTGCGCGTCGCACGCGGTACGCGGACGCTGGAGATCGCCTGCGTCACGCGCGGGCAGCGGCTGATGCTGGTGAACGACGGCAACACGCTCAGTCCGGCTTTTCACCGTTCGATTCATCCCGGCGAGGCTGGGCTGGACAATGCGACCGGGCTGACCGTCGACGTGGCGTGGGGCGCTGCCAGCGCGCCGCGCGGCGTCGCTGCGGTCGGAGGCGGGGGTGTGGGTGGTGGCGGCTTCGGTGGGAGCAGCGTCAATGCGCTTTGACCTCGAACAGCGCCGCGCAGCGACCGAGAAGGTCGTCGCCCGCTTCCGCGCGCGGCCGTTCTCGTGGAGCGATCGGCGCACCTGCATCCATCTCGCGCGGGCGCAGATGGTCGCGCTCGGGCACAGACCGCCCAGGCTGCCGGACATGCGCTCCGGTGTGACCGCCACGCGCGCGCTGAAGGCGACCGGGTACGAGACCCTTGAGGCGCTGCTCGACAGCCTGCTGCCGCGCGTGGCGCCCGCCGCGATGTGGCTGGGCGATCTCGCGCTGATGGCAGGCGGCGCCGGCTTCGACGCGATCGTGATCAACGCGGGCGGCAAGGTGCTCGGCTACCATGACGACCGGCTCGGTGACGGGCTGGTCAACATCGTGCCGGTCGGGCCTGCGCACTTCATCGCGGCGTGGCGCCTGTGAGCGGCGTCCTGTCGACGGTCGGCAAGATCGCCGGCGTCGTGTCCACCGTGGCCATGTTCATCCCCGGCGGTCAGCCGATCGCGCTGGCGGCAGCGGCGGTGGCGACTGTCGCCAACGTCGGCGCGCAGCTGACCGCAAAGGCACCGCCCCGACAAGGCTCGGTGACGCAGACGACGATCGGCACCGATCAGCCGTCGTGCGAGATGCTGGGCCGTACCTACTCGCCGGGCGCGCGTGTGCACCTGACCGGCTACGGGGCGACCCGGAAGAAGGTGAAGAACCCCTACCTGCTCGCGGTCGACGTAGTGTCGGTCGGCGGGCCGCTCGACGCCTGCGAAAGCTTCCTCGCCGACCTTGCGCCGATCGGCTTCGCGGGCGACGCGGCAACGGGCTATTTTACCGGGTTCCTGTGGAACGCGGTGCAGCTGGGCCAGCAGCGCGAGGCGAGCGCGCTAGCGCTACACTTCGCGAACGCGCCCGGCTGGTCGGCCGCGTCGCGCCTGTCGGGTAAGGCCGCGATCGCGTGGAACGCGTTGTTCGACAAGGACGGCGAGGTGTTCGCGTCCGGGTTCAGTCAGATGGGTTCGGTCTGGCGCGGCGTGAAGGCGTACGACCCGCGTAAAGACTCGACCTATCCGGGGGGCAGCGGTCCGCACCGCTGGGCCGATCCGCGCGACACCGCTGCGTTCGACGCGGCGCGGCTGACGTGGGAATACACGACCTCGCCCGGACTGCTGGCGCTGCGCAACGTGCTCGGCACGTGGGAGCGCGACGAGCCGACCGCCGGCTCGACCTATCGCAAGGTGTTCGGTATCGGGATGGCGATCGATGCGGTGATCGTCGCCGACTTCGTCCACCTCGCCAACATCTGCGATGCAAACGGCTGGCGCGTCGGCGGACGCATCTTCGAGCCGGCCGACCGCTGGGACAACCTCAAGAGGATCCTTGCCGCGGGCGGTGCCGAGCCGGCGTGGCGCGGCGGGCTGCTTGGGCTGAAGGTGCAAGCGCCGCGCATCGCGCTCGACACGATCACTGAAGACGATCTCGCGGACGGTAAGGTGGTCGTCGGCGCAATGCAGGGCTGGGAGCAGCGGCTGAACACGCTGACGCCGAAGTACCGGTCAGAGCAGCATAAGTGGGAATACGTCGCGACCGACAATCGCGTGCAGATCGCCGCGCAGTTGGCCGAGGACGGCGAGGAAAAGGTCGAGGAACGGCAGATCGATCTGGTGCAGGACGCCACTCAGGCGTCGCAGCTGTGCGCGTACGAACTGCTTGATCGTCGAGAGCTCGGCGAAATTGAGTTGCCGTGTCAGCCGCGCCTGCGACGGTACGGTCCCGGCGACCTGCTGATCGTCGACCTGCCCGAGGCTGGTCTGCTGATGCAGCCTGCTGTCGTGCTCAAGCGCTCGCTCGACCCAGTGACGATGGGCGTCAACCTGGTGCTCCGCGGTGAGACGCTGACGAAGCATGCGTTCGCACTCGGGCAGGTCGGCATAGCGCCGCCCACGCCTGCGCTGCTCAGCACGGCTGAATACGATGCGGCGGCAGCGGCGGCGACTGCGATCGACCGCGCCGCGCATCAGATCGTCGCGCAAACGGTCGCCTACCCGGTCACCACGACCGCCACGTCGATCAGCATCGCGCCTTTCAGCGCAACGCTTGACGACGGTCGGATGATCGACTTGCCGGCCGGGCAGATCGACGGCCTCAACGACGCGGCGAGCTACCGTCTGTTCTACGCGTTGGAGGATGCGACGCCCGCGTTCACGGGGGCGAGCGGCGAGGCGTTCACCGGCGCCGATGGTCAGTCGTTCGCGGGCATCATCCCGGCCGGGAGCTACTACGCCGCCCCCGCCGATTCGCTGCTCGACCCAGCCAACCCGGCGTTCGTCGTCATACGCCTCACCACCACCGCCAACGCGGACGGCACGACCTATCCGCCAGCCGAGACACCGCCATCGGGCGACAGTGGCAGCGGATACGGTGGCGGCGGCCGGTACCAGCAACAGCAGGTGGCGCAGCAATGACGCGAGGTGTTCCCGAGGTTCGCCCAATCTGGGCACTCATCTGCACAGACGGCGCGGGCGTGGCGCAGCTGCACCTTTCGGCCGCTGAGCCGTCGCGCGAGCAGGTCGAGGCAGCCGAAGGCGTGCTGCTACTCACCGGCATGCTGAAAGACGATGCCGCGCACCTCGTGCTGCCGATCGTGGGCGCGTTGCCGGTGATCCCGCGGGTTGACATGTTCACGGGCGTGTCGGGCGCGGATGGCGTCGCGAAGATCACGTTCGATCCGCCTTTCGCCGCGCCACCAAAGGCGCTCGCCTCGGCGGTGCCGAGCGTGCTCGCAGGACCGCTAAAGGCGGAGATCATCGCGGGCACGCTGACCGCCAAAGGATGCCGCGTGCAGGTGACGACATCGGCGCTGGTGACCGGCGATATTACTGCACTCGCGGGCGCGACCGTGACTGTCGACACCATCGGCATCTGACCTTTCACTTCGGAGACCACCGACCATGCTGAACCGTATCGCTGCCGCGCTCGCCGCGGTGCTGCTGACGTGCGCGCCTGCAACGGCGCAGCTCGACACACGCACCATTCCGCAGGCACAGCCGCTCACCGGCAGCGAGCGCATGCCGGCGGTTCAGGGCAGCGGGTGCACCGCCAAGACGACGCCGTGCGCGAGCGTGGCGGTGACGCCGTCGCTCATCTTGGCGTTCCTCGCGCCCACGTTCCAGCCGCTCGACAGCGACCTGACCGCGATCGCGTCGCTCAGCACCGCCGACTTCGGTCGTCAGCTGCTGACCAAGGCGGATGCGCCGAGCACGCGGACGGCACTTGGTCTCGGTTCGCTCTCGACGCAGCCGGCGAGCGGTGTTGCGATCACCGGCGGAGCGATCAACGGCACGCCGATCGGCGCGGCCACCCCGACGACCGGCGCATTTACCACCGCCACGACGACCGGCAACGCCGCGGTCGGCAGCGCGATCGTGTCGACCGTCCGCCTGCGCGCCGATCAGTCGACCACCGGCAGCTATTCCGCTTGGCTGCACAACTCGTCGAACGCCTCCGGTTCGATGGGCGCTGTGGTCTCGACCGCAGATGCGACCTACGCGTCAGTGCCGCTCGAGGTCCGCTCCAACACAACCTCGGCGACCGGTGGCACGCGCCAGTTCAGCGTGCGCGGCAATGGCGTGGTCACCATGCCGTCGCTGCCGACCTATGCGACGGACAGCGCGGCCGGCACCGGCGGGCTGGTGGCTGGTGACGTCTACAAGACGTCGACCGGCGAGCTGCGCATCAAGCTCTAACCCCCACAATCGAGAGGATGCGCGCATGACGAGCACAGCCCGCCGCGACCTGTCCGCCTGGCGCAATGACGATGTGTACGAGCACCAGGTGAGTGTGCGTGGTCTCGACCTGCGCCCGCTCGCGCTCGTGATGCAGCTGCGCAACGAGCCCGACACGTCGGGTCCGCCGCTGATCGATCTCGTTAAAGTGACGAACGGCAATGCGGAGGGATTGCGCGTCGCGGGCGTGACCACGGTCGACGGCGTCATCGTCTCCGATCTGCGCATCCGCATCAACAAGTCGAGCTTGCAAGGCGCGGGATACGCGGGCGAGGTCGGCGACGCGCGCGTGCTCGCCTATGCCTTGCTGATCGCCGGCCACACGCGGCTGGTCGGCAACTTCTCGATCCTCGCCCACGCTTACGGGTCCGACGCCGCGCCGCTTTCGCGCCCGCAAAGCTGGGGTGGGCGGTCTGTGCTCGGTGCGGCACCATCAGGCGGCACCATCCTGACGATCGCCGGTGACGACGTGACATTGCTCGCGGTCGAGGGCCTCGACCTCGTCGCGCCGCAGGTCGCCCGCGCGGAGAGTGCCGCCAGCGACGCCGAGGCGGCCGAAGGTCAGGCCGGCGCATCCGCCACGCAGGCGGCAGCCGCGCGGGACGCGGCGCTTGCTGCGGGACGCACCTTCGCCACGGTCGCGGCTGGTCTGGCTGCGTCGACCAACGGGCAGTACTTCGTCGTGCCCGGCACCGGCAGCACCGCGCTGACGCTCTACCTGCGCCAGAACGGCGCGGCCGTGCAGCAGGCGGCGTTCCCGAGCCTCCAGGCTCTCGCCGCCCACGGCACGGTCGCCCAGGTCGCGGCCGGGGTCCAGCAGGACCAATCGGCCGCACTGAATGCGCTGTTCCAGCAGGCGGATGTCTCGACCGTGATCCTGCCGCCCGGCGTCGTATGGACCGGCCGCTGCGTGCAGGTGCCGAAGGGCAAGAAGCTCAAGCTTCTCTCCACCACCAAGCTGCGCGCGCTCCCGACCTTCAGCTTCGCCGGCGATGCGCTCAATCACGTCGTCCTGCTTGCGGGCGATGGTGCGTCGATCGAAGGCGAGCCCGGGGCTGAGGTCGACGCGAACAAGGTCGGCCTGGGCGCCGGCACCACCGCCCGCGTCAACGGCGTCACGGTCCTGAATGGCGCTCGCGACTGCCAGCGGACCGACATCATCGTGCGTAACTGCACCGGCTACGCCGTATACGATAGCGGCACCAACGATCGCACGACGCCGCCCAGCAGTTCCAACTACCGCGTCACGGTCTACAACAGTCAAATCCACTTCGAGCAGCAGGGCGCAGACGGCAGCGTCTACGACGAGTGTAAGAGCGGGGATGGCGACGGCGATATCGACTGCCTCAGCTGGATACACCCGCTCGTCGGGTCGGTGAACATCCGCTTCACCGGCTTTCGCGGCGAGGGCGAGACGCCGGCCGCGCTCGATCTCACCGCGAATATCGCCGACCTGCAAGACATCTCGATCGACGACAGTTTCTTCCGCCTGACCAACGATGGCGGCGTGGCGCTGTCCGTGCCTGCGGGATGGCTCAACGTGTTGCGGCTGAGCGTGTCACGCTCGAGCTTCATCGCACCGGGCGGGATCGGTGCCTCGCTCCAGAGCACCACCGGCGTCTTCACCGCCTGCCGCTTCGAGGGTGGCAACGGAGTAGAGACGACCGGCAGCGTCGTGGAGTTTGTGGGCTGCACCTCCGTTGCACGCCGCGCCGCTGGCGCAACGCAGGCGAGCTTCGGCCTCATCGCCTATGGTGGCGAGGCACGCTGGAACGCCGGTGAGCTCAACGTGCAGAACCCGGCCGGTGCTGTGCCGGCACAAGGCCCGGTCGCGGTGTCCGCCGACACCAAACTGACGCCGGCACCACCAGCCGACAGCGCGCCGACGATCGTGCAGCAGATCCACGCTCAGGTCGAGCCCGTCGCCGATGGCAGCAGCACCTCCGTGAACGTCTACCCGCCTCAGAACGTGGCTGACGTTGCAAAGGTGCAGATGACGATCAGCGTGCGTCGGCTCACGGACACCTATGCCGACACGGTCATCCCGGTGCCGACCTGGGCGATGGTAGAGCCGAACTTCTTCAGAATCCGGTTCGCGGGCGTGGTGCTTGCTCCGGCCGATTACCGCGTCTGCTACCACTTCGTCGAATATGACTAATTCCTTACAAGTAAGGAACCGCTGTTGTCCCATTCGGCGTGAGCGCCTCCAGTCCTTCCTCAACAAAGGACGTCGAAATGAGTCAGCTTAACAACGGTAACCCGCAAGATGGCTCAGACCAGCCAGTCACCGAACCGCCGGTCACCGAACCGCCTGTGACGGAGCCGCCGGTCACAGAGCCCCCTACGATCGATCCCAACGTCGAAGAAGATCAGTCGCCAGCGATCAATGCGCTGCTTGCAGATGCTGAGACGCTGACCCTCGATCTCCCGTCCGGCATCATCTGGATTTCGCATACTGTCCGAGTGCCTGCCGGCAAAACGCTCAACCTGCAGACAGATACGATTCTCCGCGCCCTGCCGGACTTCGAGATCGTAGATGGCCTTAACCACCTCGTTTTGCTCGAGGGTAGTCGAGCCGCGATCCTGGGCGGCGAGGTCGACGCTAATAAGGTCGGCTTGGGTGCTGGTGGAGGTGCGCGCATCAACGGCGTCACTGTCTTCAACGGCGCCCGGAACTGCCGGCGCGAGCGGGTCATCGTGCGCAACTGCACCGGCTATGCGGTTTACGACAGCGGGACCAACGATCTGACAACGCCGCCCAGCAGCTTCAACGTCGATCTTCGCACCTACAACAGCCAAGTGCACTACGAGCAGCAGGGTGCTGACGGGACGACGTACCTCAACTGCGAAGCGGGAGATGGTGACGGTGATGTGCCATGCCTAAGCTGGATCCACCCGCTGGTAGGGTCAAAGCGCATCTCCTTTATCGGCTTCAAGGGCTACGGCGTCACGCCAGTAGGCGCTGATCTCGCCGCGAACGTTGCAAATCTCGAAGACATTTACCTCGACAACGTGCGTATCGAGCTTGTCAACCCTGCCGGCGTGGGCATCAACGTCAATCCAGGAAATCTCGATACGATCGGCCTCAAGGTCATCGCATCAACGTTTATCGCTCGTGGAGGCATCGCCGCCACGCTCACCCAAGCCTATGGCTCTTTCTCTCAGTGCGACTTCATTGGCCAGACGGGCGTCGAGCACAACAACAGCGCGGTTCAGTTTATCGGCTGCAACGCCAATGTCGCTTCTGAGACGACCGCGACACCGACAGGCATCATCGCCACCGGCACTGGTCAGGCCCAATGGCAGGGCGGATCAATCGTCGGAGCAGGCGCGCCGCTCATCTTTCGTGGACCGGTCTATTTTGGTGGTGGCACCCGAACCTCTCCGCTTGCGCCCGCCGTGCCGATTGTGCGGCAGGAAGCTTACGGCGTCGTCAACATCGTCTCGGTCGACTCTACGCACTCCATCGCTAACATCTACCTGCCCTTCGCTCAGCAGGATCTGTCGAAGTGCTTTGTGACGTTTTCAATTCGTAAGACGGACGCGTCCTCAGTCCCGAACTTAGGTCCAAGCACAATCACTTGGACCTCTATCGGCGTGGGACAGCTACGCGCCTTCATTGACGGCATTAACCTAAGCCAGCCTAACGGCACTTACCAACTCAGCTATCACATCGTCGAACGTGCCTAGCCTTTGATCATGCGCTGAGGCTCGAAAACCTCAGCGCATCATAATCAAGCAAATATGAAAAGGCCAATCACAACATAGAGCGCAGCCATCAGCACAAGCGCGAGTGGGAACCCGGCAGCGGGCGGCATAGCAGAAGCGCGTGACGGCGAGGTGCGGAAAAGCTTGGCGGGAGGCGGAGTCTCTACGTCCATCGTGCGGCACCCTCACTGTTCGAGGATAATACGTCCGACAAACGGCTTAGCCGCACAATGGTAAATATTACGCTGCGGGGGGCCTTACCAGCTACGGCGCCGCTTATTGCGTCGCCAGCGCCTCCAAACGAACACTGCGACGCCTGCCATCAAAACGATGAGCACGTACGCGACCAAAACACGGATCTGCACAGGCGGCGCCTCCAGAGAGAAGCTGCGTCAGGTAGTGTGCCCTTTGCGATGTGACCGCAACGTTTCCTTACAATCGGCTCGGGGGTCCCGATGATGAACAACGCGTCTCTTGCGACAAAAGCGGTCGCGGGTAGCCCGAGCACGTCTGCACCAGCCGCGTTCAACGGGGTCGAGTGGCTGGTCGTGCTCAATCTATGGGCGATGACGGCGGCATGTCTGCTCGCCTGCATGGCGGTCTACACGCTCGTGACGGACGGCCGAAAGCACCGCCACCTCGATGTACCAGGCGTTTCGCCTGCGCGGCTGTGGCGGTGGATCGGCATTCTGTTTGCGACCGGCATTGCGATCCGTAGCGGGGCCGAGGCGCTGACGCTTTGGGGCTGGGATACGACGCAGCCTGCGAAAACCGGCACCTTTCTGTTCATTAAACGGCTCGTTGATCCGGTCGCGATCGCGTGCGGGGTCACCGGCATGATCCTGTTCATCATGTCGCTGCCCGGCATGCTGTCGCAGCTACGCCGCGAGCCGATTCCAATCGACATTTGGCAGTCGTGGCCGATCGTCCGCCGCATGCTCTGCGTCTCGGGCGTCTTCTTCGTCGCAGCCGTCGGCGTGACGGTGACGCGATGAGCCTGCGAGTGGGGGCACTCGCCGGCATCACCGCACCGGTCGCAGCTGCGGCCGCTACCATCACCAAGGGGGCAGCTGTGAATGGTCCTGTCGTTTGGCACCTGCTCGGCTATCCATTCGAGGCCGGCAGCATGATCGCGGCGCTGTGCGCCTGCATCGCGGTGCGCTTCTATGTTGTGCAGCACGGTGCAGGCGCGAACCGCTGGCTGCTCGACGTGCCGGTTTCCGCTCTGGCGCTGATGTTCACTGCGGGCATCATCGTGACCGCGCGCCCCGCCCCGCTGACCGCGCTGCTGTTCGGGACCGGCGTGGGCGCGCTCGGCGCGGGCATCATCAAAATCGCAAAGGGCTACGTTGACCGCTGGTTCGGCGAGACGACGGGTCAGCCGCGCACCTAACAGTAGAGCGTCTCACTCCTGCTGAAGAGAGTGAGACGCCCCCGTACACCGAAGGAGATCGGCGACAGCATCGTGTCGCAGCGATCGCCGCAAAGCAAGGACAGCATTGATGTTGGAAGGAACTCTCATTCCTGCCGCGGTGAAGCGCGCATGATCGACGCCATTCCGATGCAGCGCCGTCTCGGCGTTGCCCCCGACAACATCGTCGGCCCCGGCACCCTCACGGCGCTGTTCGCCCGCTTCGGCGCCAAGGTAGAGGTCGCACAGGAGCTTGGTCTCGCCGCTGCCGTCCACTTCCGCACCTACGGCATCCTAGACGCTCCGCGGCGGCTAATTCACTTCATGGGTCAGTGCGGCCATGAGAGCGGCAGCTTCCGCTACATGGAGGAGAACGCCAGCGGCGCCGACTATGAAGGGCGAATGAGCCTCGGCAACACGCAGCCGGGTGACGGCAAGCGCTACAAAGGCCGCGGACCGATCCAGCTGACCGGGCGGAGCAACTACCGCGCGGACGGCGCGACACTCGGCATCGACCTGGAGCGTCACCCGGAGATCGTCGCCATGCCGTCGCTCGGGCTGCTGACCAGCTGCCTCTACTGGTCGCGCACTGGGCTGAACGCGCTCGCCGACGGTGACGACGGCGTTGCGATCGGCCGCTCGATCAACCGCGGCAACCCGCGCGCGACGAAACCGGCCAACGGCGAGGCTAAACGCATCGCATTCACCGCCCGCGTCCGCGCGCTGGTGCTGCCCTGATCACCCACGAAGGAGAAGACCCATGAAGATCAATCTTGCCGCCATCTTCCGCATCGCCAAGGCGCTCGCACCCGTCGCGATCGCGGTGGCACCTGCCGTGAAGCAGGCGATCAAGGAGGCGAAGAGGCCGAGCGCGTGATAAAAGCCGGCCGCGCGGGCTGTCCATGATGCCCGCGCGGCCGGAGCGTTCCTACTTCGCTTTGACCTGGGACACCGGGGTCAGGACCGGCGTCGCGGCAGGCGAAGATTGAACAGCCGGCTGAGCCGTAGGCGCTCCGACAGACAGCGGCACGGGGCCGACAGCGGCGATGGTCAGCGGAACGTCCTCATCCACGAAGCCCTTTACGGCGGTGCCCATCGGAATCTTCGCGCTTGTACCGGTCATGAAGAAACCGGCTACCGGCACGAGCGCGATTGCTCCGACGACACCCGCAGTGCCGGTTACGCCCTTGTCGTCAAATCCTCCGCTTATCCTGATCTGACGGCCGTTGACGGTGACGTACATGATTCGTGCGGTCAGGTGACCAGATTTTCCCCACATGCCTTTATTGCGAACTTCCGAGATTTCGCCGATCGCGGGCGAACCTGCGGGAATGACAACCTGGTTCTGCATGACCACATTCTCGGCGACCTCCATGTGGAAGCGCTGCCCCACCTTCAGCTTTTTGCCCTTGGTTGTCAGTTCCTCGCTCAACTTTAGCGGCACTTCGGTGCCCGTCCGCAATACCGCGGTGCTGTAGTTGGCCGCTGCGACTGGCGCGAGCGGCGTTCCTGTCTGAGCTGCTGCGGTCGAGCACACGAGCATAGCGGCGCTCACAAGCGCCAGAGACTTGATCATAAGATTACCCCTCCCAGTTCGAGTCACCCCCGCAACTCGCTGCACGGAAACATGCCGCATTGGCCATGCTGTGCAAACGGTCATTGCTTCCAATCTAAGAAGCCGATCGCATGAATATGCCGGCCACGACGCTCGGGGGAGACGTGGCCGGCATGAACAGACGTCCATGAGTTGCGCTGAAAGCGCGGGGAGCGCCCTGCTGCGCGGCATGCTTTGGGGAGCGGCGCGCGAAATGATCATGGCGCTTGACCAGCGACGCGCAATCGCCGTTCCTTACATATGTAAGTAATCGCGCTTGAGGCCTATTAGGGCACTGCTACGCACGCCCATCATGAGCTTGGGTCCGACCGAAGAAGGCGTGCGCGCGTTTCGCGCCGCTATGATTGCAGCCGCAATCAGCATGATTATGCTGCTGTCGGCGATCTGGTGGATGTGGAGCCTGGGCTAGAACGGCATGCCTTCCAGCGACGCGAACCCCGCGCCCGCAAGTTGTCCGTATTTAGCCCGCCACTGATCCGCCCGCTCCCACGGCAGACCACCCTCTTCCTGACGACTGTCCCACAACGTTCGCGCCACCACCTGCGTGAGCGCGTCGCGATCGTTGCTGGTGCACAGCATGCAGCGACCGTGTCGCTCGACGTCGATGCTCTCAGGGACCACACACGCAAAGCCGCGGTAGATCGTGCGATAGCCCGAGCACTCATCCCAGCGGTAATCGTGCGTGCCGTCGCAGCGGCTCTCGAACATGTCGCGGGCGAGACCTTCCACCAGCGCCGCGCGATCGTCCGTCCGGCACAGCCCGCAGCGCGTCATGCCGCGGTGGTCGTGCTTCACCTGACCGGCCGCCACGTCATGCGCGCGCCCAGCTGCACCTCGTCGACGTCGACCATCAGTATGCCTGCCAGTCGATCTCAGCCTCATCCACGGCCTCGAACAGGTCGCCTTCCGCCTGCATCGCGGCGAGATGGCGGCGCACGTCCTCGGGGCTGCCGTCGCGCGGGAAGCGGCGGTCGACTTTGGCGCCGGCGACCAGCTGGCCGACCAGCCCTTCGCGATCGACCTGGACGCGCAGCCAAGCGCCGAACGTCTCGCCGTGGTGATTGATGGCGCGCCCGTTCGCAGCGCCGTGGGCGGTGGATTGCGACTCGATCATGCGCCCATGATGCTCCGCGCAATCCGACATTTCCAGACTTTTGTTCCACCTTTGTTCCGTGCCACATGGTGGCATGGTCGGCCCGCCAAAGACCCTCTACGATCTGCGCCGTGTCGAGGGCGCCGTGCGCCTGAAGTGTCGGCAGTGCGGTCATTCACGCCTGGTCGCGCTCGAGGAGATGATCGGGCAGCGCAGCTTCTCGCGTCGACCGATGGAGTGGGTCGCGGTCCAGCACGACCAGATTTGCTCGCATGGTAGCTGCACCAGCCAATCAGTGCGCGTCGACGTGGTGCCCTTCGGCGGTCAGATGGAGGAGCTAAAGCGCCGGCGCGCGCAAACGATCCTGATCGATCTGGCGCTGAAGATCGTGCGGCAGGGCGCATATCCAAGCGGACACCAGCCGTTACCCGATGAGGCGATCCGCCTCGCCCTACGCGTCTTGCACCCACACGTGCGTCGCCGCGAAACGCTGGAGGCATACTGGACCGCGTACAAGAAGACCGACAGGCTGGCGCACGAGGGGCCGAGCACGCCTTACGTGCAGATCGTCGCTGCGCTGCTGAAGAATGGGTACCCGGTCTATGCCGAGTACCGGACGATGGTCCCCGACGGGTGGTGGAAGTGATCAGGTGGATGGTGCAGAAGCTGGTCGACCGAGGGTACTCGGTGTGGGCGGAGTTGCGGTGATCATCTCTGGCCAAGATACATCAGCTTCATCGCCGCAAGCCTCAGACGGCTCATCCTCGAAGTCGCAGTCGGGCGTGAGGCGGTCGAGCACGGCTATCAGGCTCTCGATTGTAAGCGCGATCTCGCGTCGTGCCCTCCACCGGTGAGCCGGGCGATCTTCGTCGAGCCGCTCCCATCTGGTAATGATGCCGCGGATCACCTCCGCCGACCTGCCGAGGGCGGTTTGCTCGGCTTGCACCTGATGAGTCCGCACAAGCCTCATGGTTGCGGTCTGCTGAAGTGTGCGACCCAGCCCTCGTAGATACTCTTGTCGTAGGTGGGCAAAGCGAAGTCGATGTCGTCTTGAGCAGGGTAAGCCCACAGGCCGAAGGCGTGACCTACGCATTCAGCAATTTCTATCGACGGCGTGACGCCGTTCCATCGCAGATCATCGATCAATCCCTCGGCGGCTCTGAGGTGCGCGCCGGTGTAGCGTCTGGCTAGTCGAATGCACGGTGGCGCGCTTGCGATCGGCGGCGCAGGGTAAGCAGCGTCAAATCGGTGATCAGCGCGATGAGAAGGCAGTAGGCCGTAGCGCCGGTCAGGATCGCATAGGTCAGCCGGTCCATGCGTGGATCGATGATCCTGGCCAAGTGTCCCATGACCGCTACAAGCTGGAAGGCGGCCACGAAGATCAAAGGAAGGCGCGGCTTCCACATCGCGCACGCGACCAGAAGGCAGAGCATGATCATGTCGATCATCGCGAGCCTGCGTTCCAGGCCGCGATAGTCGATCGCTGAAAGGCTGAGCTGCCCAAGGGTCAATCCCACTACGAGCACGAGCGCCACACACTTTTGCGAGCGAGTGCCCCAGAGCAAGCAGGCGGCGCCCACCGCGAACAGGCAGGGCCAAAAGGCGACGGAATAGAGGATCGTCCATACCGGCATGTCTGACCGGACCACGACGGGCGCAGTCCGGTCAACCTTTCCTATGCTCCGGTGAATGTGCGGGCGAAGTCGGGCTCAGGGCAGTTCGGCGGACCCGCAAAGACGATCCCGTGCTTGTCAGCCAGTCGGCGCATCGCGGCATGTGCCTGGCCGATGCGCGCTCGGCTCTGCGCCGCGTGGTGCGATGCTTCGGACAACATCGAGACGATCGCCATGCCATCCTCTTCCGGGATCGCGGCCTGGACGTGCGCCTCAAGAATGAGGCTCATGAACATGCTCGCTTGTAGCGCCGTCTGTTGGGCGCTTTGCTCAAGCGGGATGAGACTGTGTGCCACTTGGTCACCGACGACTTTGCGCGTGGCAACGGCGGAGCGAAGATTCGTGTGCAAGGCTGTCCTCCACCCGGATCGGTGGAGATCCGGATTTATGTTTGAGAGCGGATAAGCTGGGTGAGTTGGCCAGCGCTGCTGACGAGCGCGGGTATGGCCAGGATCACGATCATCATGGCGGCTGCTAAAATCACTATCAGCACAATCGTGACCAGTGGGCTGGTGTTCAATCCGGCGGGATCATCGACATTCTCCATCGAGTATGCCGGGGTGGGCGCATCGTATCTGGCTCGATCCTCTCGCAAGCGGCTTGCAGGTTCGGACACGACACGATCACTCGCGGCGCCATCGATCTCCAGCGTCTGAGCTTCGGGCGGTATCGACGGCGCAGGTCTAGACGCACTTTGGCTATGCTCTGCCTGACGGAAGCGCTCGGCCGCGCGATACCGGTCGAGGTTTCCCATACGGCGGCGAGCGCTTTTGATCTGATGGTCGACTGTTGAGGTGGAGCGACCTACGAGAGCCGCGATCTCACCAGTCGACCTGGTCCGGTCAACCAGCCGCAGCACTTCCGCTTCTCTCTCGGTCACTCCGTAAGGCAGCTGCGGCACAACTCACCTCTGTCGCTGATCCATGTTGTGCCAAACTGGATCACAAGCACGTAAGAGTCAGCATTCAGTCACTTAACGCAGGCTATTTTGTAAGATTAAGCGCTTCCGCTGCGGTGCATGGATGTGAGACAAAGGTGCAGAAGACGGCTGTCATCAACGAGGCCATTGCTCATATGATGCAGGCTCTCGATCTACTCGACAGTATCGGCGAGCTAAACGCTGCGCCTCACCTTGATCGAGCTATCTGCTCCCTTCGTGATCGGGATACCCCCGCGCTAGTGCTTGAAGCGTCTATGGCGCATTAAACAGGAAAGGTATGCTTGGATCGTGTCGGAAATGCCGGTCCACGTACAGTCATCTGCTCAGCCCCATACGGCAGCTGCAACGCCACCACATCGTCATAGCTGCCGCGCAACCAGCGCTCGTGATCGTCCTCAGACAGGATCGTGATCATCGCTTTGGGGTGAATTGGCGCGACGAGCTCGTTAGGATCGCACGTCACCATCGTGAAGCCGGCACCCTCAGCGGTGTGCTGCCAGAACCCCGCGACCGCGAAAAGCGGCTGTTCGGTGACCTGAAACCACATCTCGCCCTTGATCGCGGGCTTGCCGTCGCCGAGGTCGTGCTTGTCGGGCGTCCACTCGCAGAACTCGGACAGCGGCACCAAGCAGCGGTTCTCCGGCTTCTCAGCCAAGCGGCGCAACTGCGGCAGGCCGAGGTCGCGCACGTTGGTCATCGGCCAGGCCGCTTTCCCGCCAAGCACGTCCCAGCCCATGACGTCGAGCCCGCGCTTACCGTCCTGCTCGCGCACCACGTACGCCCGGCTCTTCGGCCTGAGCTCCTTCGGGTCAAAGCGATTGTCGCGGGGCTTCTCAGCCAGCCAGTCTGCGCCGAAGTGCGTCAGGATCGTCTCAGGTTCGTAGGAGAGCCTAGCGCGATTGCACAT